ACTTTTGGAATGCGTACATTTTCATCTTCCTTTCGAATTTTAGTTATATAAAAAAGCCACTCCTTTAGAAGTGACTGGGACTTATTTATTTTGCTTTTTAGCTTCTCTCTTTCTTAGCCAAGCTTTTAGTCCTTGAGTAAAGTGGGTATTTTTCCACACTGCATAGACATTGACTGCAAGTGCTGCAAAGGCTGATATTACAATTACAAAAGCATTAATACTTTCTGTGGTAAACCAATCAAAACTCACGCCAATTGTTCCAAAGAAAAATAAAAGGGCGGTTAGAAAACCACCCAGTAATGTAAATAAATCTTTTTTCATTTTTAGCTTCCTCCCTTGAATACAGTAAAAACAATCGTAATACTGCCACCAATTAATCCTGTAGACACAGCTACGATAATAGCATTTGTAATGGTCCGTTTAAGCCACGTAGTATTTTCATTAATGCTATTCAACATATTTTCAATGGCTTGAATCCTCCCATCATGACGTGTAGTAATTTGCTTTAGTTCTTGCACTTCTTTTTGCAATGATTTAATATCGGTTTTCATTTCAACTATCTCTTTCTGCGTTGTGTCCATCGGTTGAGCCTCCGTCGTTTGTGACATCTCCCTCACCTCTTTTATAAAATAGCCCTTCTCTCTTTTTAGGCATAAAAAATAACGCTCTAGGCGTTTTATAAATCAATTTTTATTTCAGCACTTCCACTAACAATTGCACTCATGGGAGTATGCGTTACACTAGCACTAGCTATTTCTTTTAATCCGATTGTGACAGATTTTGAATTCCCTGCACGTGTATAGTGATAACCTATCGATTTAACCGAATCAATTTTGAATCCTTCTGAACTTGTAAATTCTAGCTGTACAAAAGGAAATGTTCCAGCTGGTACATTTTTAAATGTAATGAAAATACCTGTAGGATCATTATCTACAGAGACGATGTATTCTGATCCTTTTCTATAAGTAATAGTAGGCACTCCATTTGCAATAGATATTCTAAAATGAACACGTCTACTTCCTGAGTTAACGATAGTTAAATCATCATTCCCCCCGTACTTAAGGTTATTATAAAAGTCCATTAAATAAGAGGTGTGTCGGTCACGTTGATAGGCATTTCTTGTTTTTTCTATTCCTGTTACGACTGCTTCCGCAAAGGCGTATAGAGTAGGCGTCCAATTTTCGCGCTTAGTCCTTTTAGACTTGCTCCAATCCCCATTAAGAAAAAAATCTTTACGCTGTTGAGTTGAGATTTCTAATTGGCAGCATCCCACCCCATTAGTTCGATTACTAATATTATTAGGCTCTTCCCCTATAATTGCTGTCTCAGGTATCTGTGCATTAATCCCTCTTTTCACCAATTCCTCCCAAATGGTATTACGTAGGCAAAGATCAAGACCTCCTACATATACAACAGCTGTATCACCTGAAGCGCCATGAATAGCAACATTTTGCTTGGCATCTGTAACCATACTAACTAAAGTCGGCTCATCGTAGTTGGTACTTGTTACGTGTAGTTCACTATTGTTACTAGGCCTTAAAGCTTCGAAAATAAAGCTATCATAGCCCCCTATCTCCTGAATAAGCTTATTAAGTTCACTTGTGCCAACCTCAATTCCACCTCCATGAATAGAAGAGATTAATACGTCATGATCATTATCAATAGTGTAAATATCCCAATCCACGCCTTTGACTGTATCAGCTTCTAATGCTGTCATACTTGGATATTTGTCTGCCATTAATAAATCAACTCCCTATCTGGACGCGCAATATGAGAAAACCGCAGCTTATTTACCACGGCAGGATAATTATGAACCAAAGACATTATTGTTCCAAACTCTCCCTTTTTACTTTGTTCGTAGTATTTAGTACCAATCTTTTTACCGTTTACAAAGAGAGTGTATTCCTTAGCTTTGTTATTCCATCTTAAAGCAGCTGTGAATGGCTCGTTTACTTTAGCTACTCCACTAGCAGTAGAGATACTAGCTCCTCCCCATTCATCTATACTAAAAGAAATTCGACCAGCAGCATTGACAAACAATAAAAAGCGCCCTGTATCTGGATAATCGATACGGCAATAGTTGACTGTATCCACCAGAACAAATGGAATAATTGAAACTTCAATTGTACCCTCATAAGAATTTAATATATTGGTGGTTGGGATAGTCAAAGATTCTTGCATTGTCGGATCAATTAAGAGCCCACCTATATCATAGACAGGTTCGTTAATCTGGTATGTTCGTCCTTTATATATTCTTGTAACTGGCCTTGTGAATGTTGGAGCACCTGCATTTACAGGGATTCCAGAGGCGCTTATGGATTCAGTCATCTTTGCATTTTCTTTTTTTAACCTTTGTATTTCTTCGGTAGTAAACGTACTAATTGTATCAATGCGTCTTTTTATATTAGGATGAACAACCCCATTCTCGTCTTTACGCGCATCCACTAATTCCACAATACTATTTCCACTGTTTTGTGAAATATTATCAATACGCTTATTTAAGTTATCTATAAAACCATCTACAGCCCTAATTTTATCGACAAGCTCATTTCTAAAGAAACGATTGAATGCAGAACCTAATGTAAATAAACTCACTATTCTCACCTCGTTTTTTTAAAAATTTATAAAATGATAAAAAAAATAACGCTCTAGGCGCCTTAGTTAATCGATAAATTATCTTTATACAGTTTGAATTCAAAAGCATCAGCGGTATTGTTTTTCCAGCTCTGAACGATCCAAAGTTCTATGATATCGCCAGCAACCATTAGAGCCCCAGTATTAAAAGTACCTGTTAATCTCTGTTTAGTTCCCTTTGTTGCTGCACTTCCTGCTACATTGCTATTAATGTACTTGGCTTGGGTTTTATTATAAATACGAATAGATAATACATCATCAACTGTATTTACAATTTCAACGTCACTTACAAATGTATAAGAAGTATTAGGAGCAATGTTTGCAAGACTAAATAAAATCCCGTCTGCATTAGCTTGAGATGTAGCTCTTATATATTCTGCTGTGTTTTCAACTACTGTTGCTGTATTGCCCTTTTTAATAATTGAAGGGATAACTATGTTCACGTTTCCTGTGGCAGCTACTAAATTGACGCCTTGTACACCAAGTTTAGTCATAACTCTTAAAGGAGTGTTGGTATCAGGTGTCTTTAATTTATAGCAGCCAATTTGTCCATTAGGTAGCTTTACCCTTACATAAGAGCTTCCAGGAAAATCTGAAATGTTATAGACAGGAATTTTAATAACAGTCGTTTTTCCTTTTAGGAATTGATAGCCAATAGGAACGGGCATTATAAATCACTCCTAAACCACATTTGCCCTATTTCAGCATCTGTAGGATCAGCTGTTACAGATGGAAGTACAAACCCTTTACTCGCTTTAATTTTACCCGTAAATGAGCCACCTGACTTTGGCATAAATGCGTTTCCTGGGGCCTTAGTGCTTTGAGCTACAATACGACTTAGCGATATTTTATTAGTTGTTCCATTGGTACCCCACATCTTAATACGAATTTTTGTAGCAAACATAACGCTCATCCAGTCAGGAGTAACAGTGAAATTTTCTTTGATTCCGGTTTCACTATGAAGCTCAACCCAACTGCTTGTTGTTCTGTCGTAAGCTTCAATAATAACATTTTGAGGACTATTATTATCCGGGCTAAAGATGCCCACAAAAGCACAATAAGGTATTTCATCCTTTGACAAGTCTAGAGTAACAGTTATAGGATTTGCCTCTGTCGCACTTGTGGCATCCCATACGCAAGCCGTTTCCGCGTCCATTGTAAATAGGTCTGTCAATGTACCTGTGGGCGTAATAGAAGAAGAAACAGTATATCCACGTAAATGTCCATCTACTAAATAGTCGTCTTGATTGCCATTGAAATACGGTTTAAATGGCATAGGAACCCGGTTAAAAGCATTTCTCATTGCAGGTACATGATTTCTTAATCGAAGAGCTTTATTTACTAATAGACCATTTTTATTTTCAACAACAAATTTATGTTTAGTTCCTACATTATCCTCCATAACAAATCCGTCAAAGAATTTAAACAGTAAATCGCCGTATATTTGGCCACCAGCTCTAGGCATCCATGCTTTTCCTTCTTGTTTACTACTCATAGCAAACAAACGGCCAACTTCAAGGTTTCCCTTTGTTGAGTTTGTTTCCCAAAATTTATATCTAATTTTTGTTGCCTTATCAGCCCCTGCCCAAGGTGCCGACACAACGAATGGATAGGATGAATTATTAGTAACTCCATGTGTCCAGTACCATTGTGCAGTTGTTTCGTCGTAAACTTCTATTTCACATCCTCTAGGAAACTCTTTCCACGCTGTGATATAGCCGACAAATTGGCAATAATAAATAGGGTCACTTGACGTATCAATTTCTATAATAATAGGGTTTTCATACGTAGCATTTGTAGCGTCCCATACAACTCCTACTTCTGTATCGAAAGTTAACAGCTGTTCTAAAGGCATCCCGTTCTTAATTGAATGATTTGATATTTGTTTAATCTTGTATCCTCTTAAATCACCGCTAATCAAATAATCATCTTGATTTCCTAAAAAGCTAGGTTGGAACGGTGCAGATAATGGATACGCTAACGTTCTACCGTCAGGAACATGATTAGTTAAACTAGAAATGGTATTCATATAACCTTCATCTAAGAAATGTTGTGGCTGCTCATAACCATGCGCACAAATAACCTTGTTGAACTTAGAGCCTTTAGCAAATCGAATAGAAGGTTTAGGGTTCTTATGCAAATCCCAAAATAGACCTTCAAATGTGTTGTAGCTGCCCTCACAGTAAATAGCAAAATCTGAATTAGGCTCAATTTGGATTTGAAGGTTTTTAAATTGGTTTCCTCCTACATCCCTTGGAACGCTGCCTTCTCCCTCTAGTTCAATACTGCGTGTACAGTTCATCATTGCCACTGTATCAAAGGTACAACCTGTAACCCATGCCCACTCACTAAGATCCTTAATACTTTCATCTACTTCAAAATAAATGCCTCGATTAAAGTTAAAGATACCGATATTATTTGCTTGTACAAATGAAATGAATTTTGCTACACCATCTGCTCCTTTTCCAGAGAAGAAGTGAATTCCAGTTCCTGTCCATTGCTGATCTGTATAATAATGGTCCTCACCCAGCAGCATAATATCTTGAATACGATGCAATTCATTATATAAAGAGAAAGTGTCGTTTCCATCCAAATAGATACACGCCTTTGTAAAATCCGTGTAGGACCGCCCCTCATATCTTCTAGTATCAATTACACCACCTTGCAAAAATGCTTCTGGCTTTAATTGAATAACATTAATGTTTTCCGTTGGAATAAGGTACGTGTCTTTCTGCATCTCAACTTGAAAACCACGCGGTATAACAAGTGTGCTTTTTAGATAATACAGACCACTAGGAATAATAACCCGCTTACGTCTTAGAGTGGCTGCCATTGCAAAAGCGGCTTTAATTCCTATTGAGTCATCAGCTGACGGGTCCCCACCCTTCGCCCCCATTGCATAAGCATCTATCCACCCATCAGTTTTAGCGGCTGCACTTTCTAATATAGCTTGAGCATCATCTAACCTTACCTTTAAGGTAGGAGAGGTATTTCCATCTTTATCAACGCGAGCTTGGGCAACTTCTAGGTTAGAGTTACCTCCTGAAACGATAGCTTGATTAAATTGAGATTGTAGAGCAGCAACACCTTGATTAACGGTTTTAATATCACTTTCAATGTCTTTCAGATTCTGATTATCAATATTCCTTTCATCTCTACCTAAACCAATTGCTTTTTGTGTATAGGGATATTTCATCAAGAATATCACCTCATTCTGTGGAATTATCTGTTTCCGTTGGTGGCTCTGAAGGAATTGGATATTTAGCAAGAAGCTCCTGCATTTCTGCTAACTTCTTTTTCAATTCTTCTAGCTCTTGTTCAGTTGTCAGTTTTCCATTCCCAACTTGAATTAATGTTGTCCCTTCAATCTGAACTAACTTTCCATCCACAACATGAAACTTATCTAAATTGACTTCCATTTGTTTATCAATCATTTCAAAATGATCATACGTTTTAGTGGGAATGATATTTTGTCCCGTTAAAATTTCAATAATGTTCCCTTGATCATCGGTATTGCAATACAATTGAATATCGTTCACTTTTATCCCTCCTGCCATATTCCTGTAACACGTCCGTAAGCTGTTGTATTTGCATTTGAACTCCAAATCCGAAGATAAATTAGCTTTTTATCTCCTGTAGGAATGCCTAAATCAATCAACATTTCCCTTCCTGAGTTTTCACTATTTGCATCAGCAGAAGTGACTGTACTTGAAACTAAAGCCCAACGTTTCCAGCCTGCAAACCCCTCATAACTTTGTTCAACGCTCATATATACTGTCCCACCACCATTTTGATAGAGTGAGACATTTACACGTAGATAACGACCTTGATGTCTAAACACATAGGCTTGATAGTCTTTTGCATCTGTTGCATTGGTATAGCTTGAGCGTGGAGCTACTGTTACTTCAGGAGAGCAAAATTGTGGTGTCATC